TACCTTCTGCACATATACCTATTGAATTATAATTACTTCCATATGCATGAGCACCAACAAATGCTTCTGGTCTTAATCTGTAAATTTGACCATCTTTTCTTACAAGGAAATGATATCCTGCACCTTCCCATCCGTTGTTAAGATGCCATTGATGAATTTGTTCTGCTGTACAACTTGAACAAGCACTGTGATGTAAAATTATTCTTTCTGTTGAACTCCTTTTTGTCATTGAATGAAATTTTAAATTTGTTTCTATTATATACATATTTTATTCCTCCTTACCTGATAATTTTTCAAAATACTTTTTAAAAGGTAGATTTATACCTAATTCTCCTAAATTTTCATAAAATGATATTGCTTCTGTCGTTATACAAACAACTGCACTACCTATTAAGAAAATGTTTACTTGAACTAACAAATCTACTAAAAAACCCACTAAAATAGAAATTACCCATCCTATTTTTTTAATAAATCCATCTCTGCTAATTGATGAATTTACTTTCTTATTTTTAAATGCTTTTAAATATCCTGTTAGAACATCTGCAAAAATAAATAAACCACATATCAAAAAAATTGTTTTTGGTTCGCTTATTCCTGTTATTTTTTCTATAAATTGTTCCATATTATTTACCTCCTATTTTTAAAACAATTATTTGTAACCTATAACCCTTAAAACTTTAATTGTATTTTCTGTATTTGTATAAAATGGTTGACCAGAATTTGTAACATAACCATTACCATATTTAATAGTTACTTTTGTTGGATTTGTGACTGAAAAATTAAATTGTTTCCATCCAATAAAAAATCCAGTACCATAACCATAAAAGCAACAAACCGCATTCACTGGTAAAACGTTATCTTTTACTAAATCAGTAGGTACTTTTGTACTTTGAATCTCAAATTCTGCACGTGTATAGAATAATTCTATATATTTATAATTTTTCCAACTATCTTTTAATTCAAAAGACTCATTTGTTCCTGTTGTTCCACCATCATATAAAATTGTTGGTCCTAACAATTTTTCATTTATTTTCATATTTTTTTCTAGAATTTAAGCCGTACGATACCAAATAAAACACGTATAATATGGTTGAAGATTATTATGTGCCTGTCCACCACCTGACATATTGGTATTATTGGTAACTAAATTACCAGTATTTAATTCTCCAACACTTATCTGACCACCGCCAGTTGTACCCCAATAACCATTTATCCCATGATTATGTGCAGGCATTTCATTAATAGTCAATTTATGTGTTTTTTCTCCTCCAATTAACTTTGAAGTTTTAAAGTCTGTGTCCGATTCATCAACACCAACCAAAGTTTTACCTTTGATTCTCTCCCAAGTGCCACCAAATAATTTATTTGGATTTGTGTCATTTAAGCTTAAATATATACTTCCTATTGGATAAATTAAATCTACATTTATCATTTGTTTGATATTTAATATCTATGCTATGCGTTGCCAAAAAGCCATTACTATATAAGGTTGTAAATTATTATGCGCTTGATCACCACCAGTTTTATCAACAACATCCCAAGCGGTTCCATTTCTATCTGCATTTGCATTTGGTGCGCAAGTGTGATTTCCTCCTGCGATGTAAGGATAAACATTTGCTGTACTATGTCCGTGACTTGGCATTTCATTAATGGTCAATTTATGTGTTTTTTCTCCTCCAATTTTGCCTATAGTATTAAAATCTGAATCAGATGTATTCAAACCAACTGGGACTCTTCCTTGCCCTACTTGTTGCCATTTAAAACCTAAAAAATTAGAATGATCTAAAGCATCAAAAAAGACTTCTACCTTATTAATAGGAAAAGCCTCTTCATATAATTTTGGATTAAGCATAAACATCACCGAAGTGACCAGATATTAAATATCTGTCACCTCTTTTCTTATAAAAGGAAGTTCTAGATTGAACCTCCTTTCTGGTATAAACCTTGTATGTATGTATAAGCATAGCATACTCACGTATGCTGTCAATAGTTTTTTCATTTTTTCCTCCTACTTAATTAATGGAATCAATGTCCATTTATTTGCATTAAAATTTTCTGCTGTTGTTATTGCAGTTTTGCATTCATATATAGTGTGATTATATATAACCCTATCTCCAACTGCATATTTTTTTGTATTACTATAAGTATTAGTATATAAACCTAATGCTTTTAATAAATTTGTTATGTTATTTTGTATTGTTGTTATTACATCTCCCGAATCAGTAATAAAACCTGAATCATTTGACAATTGACTTGTTTTTGTCGGTATAGATGTTTTTTTTGCATAAGTTGTTGATATTTTATTACCATCCGAATCGTTTGTTGCTTTCGTTGAAGTAGATGCATTACCTGTTAAATTACCTTTGAATCCTTTTGCAGTAATTACACCTGTATTTGGATTCAATGTAACATCACTATCTTTACTTGCATTTGTTGTTTGTGTTCCTGTTGTTGTTGAACTTTGTGACAATATAGGATATTCAGCACTTGTTGTTGCTAATTCTGTTATTTTTACTTTTTCATCAGTGTTAGATGATTTTACAATAATATTTCCTGATGCATCAGTTGTTACTGTTGTTGCACCACTACCACTTATTTTATTTGATGATGTAACCTTTGAATTTTCAACGCTATTTATATATACATTCCCGTTCGTTAATGCTGTTGTTGTATTTGTTGTTGAAGTTGCTGAACCAACAACATTTTTTGAAGAATAGTGAGTGTCTGTATTCGTTGGAGCATACAAATCAGTATTTGTACCATTTATATTTATTGTTCCAACTTTTGTTCCTGATGTAAGACTTCTTGTAAAAGAAACAGAATCAGCACTATCACTTATTCCATCAAGTTTAGTTTTATCTGTTGACGACATCAATCCATCCTTTTCAATTGTTGCTTTTGAATAAGTAGTATTATTATCTTCACTCCAAACAGCAGTTCCATCAGCAGACCATTTCAAAAATTGACCTGACTTCCCACCACTTGGAATATGCTTATTCCCAGAAGTTGTTGGATGTGTATAAATTGTATCTGTAAATTTTGCATTAGAAGGTACATCAGAATTAACTGTGTGACCATTTACTTTTTCGGAATTATCAACTATACCATCATTATTTGTGTCATATACACTTGCAAGCATATCACCAGCACCAATACCATCAGCGCCGTCATTTATTGTTGCTATTTTAGTACCTGTTGAATCAGTGATTGTTATTGTTGTAACTTTTCCTTTTTTAGAAGTAGATATTGTTGGGCTTATTCCATTATCGCCCTTTTCTCCTTTTTCTCCTTTTGGTCCTTGGATTCCCTGTTCTCCTTTATCACCTTGTATACCTTGGTCTCCAGTATCACCTTTAGGTCCTTGAAGCCCTGGTTCGCCTTGGATTCCCTGTATACCTTGGTCTCCCTTTTCTCCTTGCAAACCTTGGGGACCTTGTGGACCTATTTCTCCTTGCTCTCCCTTCGGTCCTTGTTCTCCAATATCACCTTTTAATCCCTGAATTCCTTGAGGTCCTCGTTCTCCTTTTATTCCTTGAATACCCTGAATTCCTTGTTCTCCTTGTGGACCAGTATCGCCTTTATCACCTTTATCGCCTTTTTCTCCTTTTGCACCACGAATTGATGAGGTTGTTTCAGAAGTACCATTTGTATAATTTAAAGTTAATGTATAATCATCGTTTAATACAGTTGATTTAATTCCATTCCCTCTTTCTCCTTTTAATCCAGGCGCATTTCCACTGATATTTGTTTTTATACTTACTTTTCCTGTTAAACTATCAGTATTCATCATTTTTCACCATTCTTTCCTTCAGGATATAATTTGAATTGTTTTGGTCCATCATCATCGTAGCCGATAATTGTTGTTGAATTATTATCTGGATTTAATTCAATTTCATACCAATACGTTACAGGTTTATTAATATAATCTCCAATTCTTGTTTCATCTGATGACAATTCAACATCAATTGTTTTCTTATTCAAATCGATTGGAACATCCTTTGTAAGAACAATTTCTTCAACATTTTTCTTTGACATAACTTTTAATCTTAAGATATCGCCTTTTTGAAATTCATAATCACTTCCATCATCATTTTGAGCAGTAATCACAATTGTTGCAGTATCACCTCTTGTTAAATGAATTGTTTTTTCTTCATCAATTTTTATCATATTTTGCCTCCATTTCTTCCAATTTATTCTTTAAAACTTCTATTTCTTCTTGTTGTTCTTTTATTGCTTGTAAGCAAATTGAAACCATAGCATATGTATCTATTCCATCACCTGTTGACGATATAAATTCATTTGGAGTATTATATTCATCACCTATTATCATTCCGAAGTGTTTTTTTGAATTATCTAATTCATTTTTCCAATTGTAAGAGTATATATCAGTATTTTTAATTATATTAAGTGCACCAACAAATTTATTTATATTTTTCTTTAAAGATTTTAAAGAATTATTATTAAAAGAAGGTGCTGATATACCATTTGGGTTTATATCTACTCGCTTATCATATCTTTCATTTATAATCAAAAGACCTACATAATTTCCTATATCAGAAGCATTAGAATAATATCCATATAATAGATTTTTATTATTTAATCCTAATTGTAATCCTCCTCCTGTTGTTAATTGTGCTTTTCTATTTGATGAATCACTTAAAATCTCTATTCCTGTGTCATATATATTTAATTTTTTATTATCATCTTCATCTGTTATAACAAATTTAGGACTACCTATTGTTGATTTCATTTTTATTGATCCACCATTTATATTTGCATTGCTTGTTTCAATATCTCCAGAAAATTTACCATTTGTTGCAGTAATATTACCTTGTGAATCAACTTTAAAATTTTTTGAATCAATTGAACCATCAAGTAATGATATTTTTGTTCCTTGCTGATTCTCAACATAATTATTTGATTTAATAGAACCAGTTTTGATATTATCACCTGCAATTGTTGTACTTCCACCTGTCGCTAAATCTGTATACTTAACATAATTTTGTGTCATTTCTGTTACTGTACCACTTAATACAGTTAATTTACCATCAACTGCTTCTGCAACTGTATCATCGGTATATTTAAGATTATTAATCCAATCTTTTGAATTAAAATCCCCAGTTTTTCGTGTAACTTGACAAATAAAGATTTCATTATTATTAATCCAAAAATCCCCTGTATCATAGGGGGTTTTTGGTTCTTTAATAAATATTTGCCTTTTGTTGTCAGCAGTATCCTTTGCACTATTTGCAATTGCTAATGATTCTATAACATCTTTATCTTCAATTTTTTTCCAAGAAAAATCAGTTTCTTTTTGAAATATATAACAATAACCTGTTTCTTTATCATAATATAAATCACCCATATGATTTTCTTTTTCATCTTCCCACGTGTTAACTGGATAATTTTCTAAAGTAGGTTGTCCATTGTAATACCAAGTTGTCACTTTGCCATCAATTTGAGATTGTAAATCTTCTATATTACCAACTGTTGAATTCATAAAATTTAATAATTCATTTTCTACCTTAGTTAAACCTTTTTCGGATGTGTCAACATTTTTCTTTAAACCTAAAATACTTGCAAAATCGTATTTTCTTTCCAAATCTTGTGCTGTTCTTACACCGTTTGAATCTTGTTTCATTTTATCACCTCTTTATATAAGTTTTTCCGTTATATTCATAAACTTTAAATCCTAAATCTTTTAATTTTTTCTTTTGTGTTTCAAGTGTAGAATAGTTCTTTTTTACATATAAAATTATTTGCTTATCAAATTGAGTAAATCCTAATTGTTTCACTAAACTTGCTTTTGATAAAAAACTTAAATTTTGCTTATTTATATATTGAGAAATCTGTCTATCATATTGTGTAAAACTGGAATATACTGATTTTATCAATATTGCTTTTTGAATAGCAGTTAAATTAAGCGAATTTGCATAAGAAATAATTTTTTTCTTTCTTGATCCTGATATTGCATTTCCTTTACTATCAACATCACTTTTAAAGGATTGAGATTTAAATTTTATATATTCTTTTGCTGAAATACCTACATCTATTAAATTATTTAAATTGCTTTCATTTCCATAGTAATTACTATATAATTTAGCAATTTCTTTGTTACTCAAATCACTATCAATAAGAAAATTGGTTATACTTTCTTTTTTTGTTTCAGAATCGGTATTGTCTATAGAATTTTTAAATGTATAAAAATCAGATATATTTCCTCCTATTTCATAATACTCTTTTGCTTTCTTATATGTATTTGATATTTCTGTACCTAACACTTCATTTTGTGCTATTGCATAAGAATAATTAACAATATTTGCAATTACATCTGACTTTGTTTGATTATCCATTTGTTGATATTCATATAAATTTTGTAAATTATTTACATTTTCTTCTATTAATTCTCCAGAAACTCTCTGATATTCTGCTCTTTGTTTAGAATTTAAATTTATTTTTTCTCCATCTTTATTTATATAGTATGGTGCTACTCTAGGCATTACTGAAGCATTACCCGTTTGTTTATATATGTCATATATTTCTTGTGCACTTTCACTTATATTTTCAGTATTTAAATTTGCTGGATTTAAAAATACATTAAATAAATTATTTTTACCACCATATTTTTGTATATTTCTTCCAAGAGTATCTACTGATGGTGCTAATGTAGTACTTAAACCAGGTATTTTTGCTTTAACACTATTAATCATTGATTCTAACGGTTTATCTTTTTCAAAGGTTTGCCTTTGTGTTCCATCAGTATAGTCAACTATTTGTTTTAAAAATGTAGGAACTGCTCTAGCAGGTAAATCTAATATTGCTTTTTGGATACCCGATGCTATACCTTCATTGTTTGATAATACAGTTTGAATGCTTTCCATAAATGATTGTTCAAGAATTATATTCCCTGCTGTGTTAATTGAACTCATCACATTTTCTAGCAAATTTTGATTTTCTTCTTGATTTTGAACTATATTTGCCATTATTGACAATGGTGCAGCAATAGGTTGTGCCCAATCATAAGAAAATGATTTATTACCTATTTTTATTGAATAAGAGCTTACTCCTAATGTATTTTTCATAAAGTTAGCTACATCTTTATCATCATCACTATCACCACTTATTATTTTTACTTTTGCTAATGCATAACCAAGTATATATAATAATGTACCTGCAGTTGCTTTTCCCAAACTTTGTACAAAATCATGTTGCATTTGTGATGTAAATTGTCCATTTGATAAGGCTTTTTTTAAATTAACACCTTTGTTTATAGAAGTCACTAATCCAACTGGTGAATAATCAACTATAGCTTTTGTTAAATTTGCCGGTGTTTTTGCAAATGGTATTAATACATCACCAAGACCATATCCTTTAACATTTATATTATTCATCATATTCCTTACGCTTAATACAAATTTAGTATAATTGTTATTATCTTGCCAAGTTCTTTGAAGTGCTTCATTGGTTGCAATATCTATCATTTCTTTTGTTACTTCTGATGTATTATTTAGTATCATTTGATTATTGATAGAATTTGTAAATGTTGCTTCATAGAAACCTCTATCTCCAGCATCCAACATAAAGCCTAATAAATTATCAACTTTGTTTAACGCTTTACCAATTGCTTTATTGTCATTAAATGATTTCCCCGCTCCAATTTCAAATCTATTGCCCTCCATCTCACGAGTATTAATTCCCTTTTTAAAGTCATTATAACTTTGGTATAAACCTTTTTTAAAACCAGATGCATAATTTGATAAACTTGTATTCCCTGTTGTTCTTACACCTGTTGATTGTGATATTTTTTTATCAACTTTACTTGCTACAAAATCACCCACTAAATTCACTGGTGTAATAACTGCATTACCTAGAACATTTCTAACCTGTGTTTTTGGATTAAACAACATAGAAATTCTCATCCATGCCTTTATTCCCGCACCTCTTTCTGGTGGTAGTTTATCAGACATTACTTTTTGTATTTCTGCTAATTTAACTTTTTTGTCATAATCATTTGAAATATTTTGTATATCATTCATATTATCAATGATAAATTGAACTTCTTCAGGTGTTAAGTTAAATCTATCTCTATTTTCATCAATCCACTTTTTTGTCTTATTTTTCGACATTGTTTCAAATGCTTCAGATAATTCACTTTGTGCATATTTTACCATCCCTTCTGGTGTTAATCTTGACATTATATTAAAGGCTTGTACAGTTTGACCTGCTTTACTACCCATTTCGCGCATTTTTTTTGCTACTTCGATCATACTATCATAATCTTTTGCCTCTTCGTACTGTTTCATTAAAATCCAACCTTCAGCAACATCGATGTCAGTTGCTTGTTCTGACTTTTTAGAAAACCATTTCATGGTTTCACTTGCCCTATCTTCCTGTAATTTATCAAATGCTTTAGTAAGTGCCTCTTCATTCGTTACTTTTTTATAATATTTTACATCTTCTTCTGATAATATTTTGTTCTTACTATTTTCTGAAAGCATATTTGTTTTATCTTTAATATTATCAAAGAACTTACTATTTCCATCGCCAGTTTCTCTTTTTACAGAAGGAAGTTTAGGAGTTGTTACAGCATCTTCTTTTGTTAGATTAGATATTTCAATAGGATTTAAAACTTCATCTTTTGTATATTTATCTGTAATAGGTATATTTTCTTTTAAATCTGAAATATCTATTTCTTTCCCATTTGAATTTACAAGTATATCATCATTATTGCTTAAAGAATATCTAGTATCATTTTTGTTATTATTGGATATACTATTATTAGATATATCTGATTTGACATTTTTGTTAGATTGTGGTATATTTGATTTATCAAGAGATGTTTTGCGGGAATTAGACCCGTTGAATATCTCTTTTATTTTTCCTTGATTTAATAAATTTTGTATATAATCAGTATTATTTTTTGAATATGCTGTTTTTATTTTATTATAATCTATCTCAACTTGATTATATTGTCCTTTTTGATTTATTTCTACTGGTACAATATAATTTGTTTTATTTATTTCTACTGGTGTAACAACTATAAAATTATTATTATCATAATTTCCATTATTAGTATATTGATAAACTCCTATAGGATTATCCATAGAATTTATTATTTCTAAATATGTTTTTACACCCAAGCCATGAAAATGTTTATTTTTCGTACTAAATCCTAATTTTTTTGCTTGTTCTTCTGTAAGAATATTTTCTCTTATATGACCGCTTCTTTCGAGCATTGGTAAATCTTTTACACCATAATCTACCAAGCTTTTTATTGTATTATCTTTTAATTTTACAAATTGTGTTAAACTTTTCTCTGAATCTTCTCTAGTTTGATTAACGACATCTGATACTTCTTGTAAAGCATTTTCACTCAGAGAAAAATTAGTATCTAATTTTATATCTTTTACATTTTCTTTATATGCTTGTTCAAATCTATACTTAACTTTTTCTAAATCTCTTGCTTCTTGACTACCAGCAGTTACTGTCTTATATAAATGTTTAACATAATCATATATTTTAGTAAAAACGTTAGGTTGTGATGTAGAAAGTTTTTTTATAAATTCTTCATCATTAAATATATATTCTCCAACTAAGTCAGAAGTAACCTCATTTTCTATATTTGCATCTAATCCTGAATACAATTTTTCAGTAGATTTAATCCTATGATCATAATCTCCTTTTGATTTTGCATATTCTTTAACTGCATTTTGTAATAAAGTATATTCTTCTGTACCTTCTAATAAGTGTGTTGTTTCGTGTCCTACAATTTTATTTAATGCTTGCTTTGAATCTATATTTATTAATATTTTTTCATTGCCTTGTGAATCTTTACCAACTAAACCATTAATATCTTTTCCTTTTACTTCATATCCCATTTTTTCTAATTGTTCATTATTAACAAATTCATATCTTGTGCCTCTTTCTTGAGCAATTTTATTTACATTTTCTACAAAGTTTCTTGATTTTGTTGTATTATTCATAACTTTACTAGCACTTTCTTTTAGTGCTTTAGTAATATCACTATCTGTTTTATTTTCTTCATATTGATAATTTACACTTTTTTGTGATTTTTCGTAAAAACTTCTATGTAATAAATCATCTTTACTTATATCTGTGTCATTACCTAAAATATTTGATATTTCATCAGCATCAATTGTGCCTTCCTGTAAACTTTTTTCAACTGACTTTCTAATTGATTTTATTTCTTTATCTGATAATTTTGTATTAGATAAATCAATATCTTTATTTTCATATTCTTTCTTTATTCTTTCTGCTATTTTATTTTTATTTTCTTCTGAAATAGAAAAGTTTTGTTCTTGTTCTTTTATAGCATTCTCTATTTCAGTATTTATTGCCTGTTCTCTTGATTTTTTAGTTGTTTCCTTATTAACTATCTCATCAATTACTTTTTGTTCATTTTGAGTATATCCAGTATCAAAATCTCGACCTGTTTGTTTAGCCCATTGATTTCTTGCAATATTTTGCGGTCCTTCCATAACACCTGATGTTACTGCTCCTAAAGTACCAGCATAAAGATTTTGAGTACTAAAGAAATTTTTAGCAGTGTACGATGCTATATTACTAGCAAGTTCTTTTGCATTTTTAGAATTTTTTATTCCTACACCATTATCTTTATCTAATAATGCTTCTTCAACTATTGGTCCTAAAAATTCTTGTAAATATTCTTCAGTAAACTCACCTTTCATACTTGTTAGTGTTTTTCTTAATGCTTTATTTTTAACAAATTTATCTAATACTTTTGAAGTTAATTTATTTGTTGATTTTCCTAATGCACTTTTACCATATACACTTTCAAAACCACCAAGTGCTTTTTCCATTGCCATTTCAAGTGTTCCAGAAACAATACCATATTTTGTTGCTTGTTCTTCTGTAGCACCATCTTTTTTTGCTTCATTATATGCACTACCGCCGTAGTTAGCAAATCCAGTAGCAAGTGCTCCTGCAGAGTTTCCAGTCATCATCTGTGGTAACATTTGTCCAATAGAATATGTCATTTCCAATCCTGCTCTTCCAACAGGATTTTTTGTTGTGTTAATATTGTTTTGTGCAACATCGCTAAACATATTATATTTTATTTCTTGATCATCTAAAGATGGTGTTTGTCCTAATATTTTTTTCGTAGTACTTTCTATTCCTCCGATTCCTGTTTCAAACCCACCTGCTAATGTTGTACTTGTTTTTATTATTCCACCTGACAAAGTACCTGATTTTTCTTTTACTGCATCTTTTATAATTTCTGAATTTCTATTTGTTCTTTCTTTTTCTAAAGTTGTTGTTTTTTCTTGTGCTTCTTTTAAAAGTCCTTGATATTTTTCATCATTTTGTACTCTTTTACTATTTTCATTAAAAAGATTAATATTATTCTCCTTTTTATAATCTTTTAACTTATTATATGCAGTATCAGAATCTTTTTTTATAGTGTCAACAGTTTGTTCTACTTTTTTGTTTTTAGATTCATTTATTCCTGCTTCAACAGTATTATAAATTACTTCACCAATTCCGTTTGTTGCTAAACCTAAAATTTTACTTGGAATAGAACTTTTGCCACTTATTGTTTTTTTTACACCAGTTACTAAAATCCCTTCTCTTTCTTTTTTAGGACTATTATTTATTGTTACATTACCATTTTCATCTGTAGTAACTTTAGATGTTGTTTTCTTTTCTTCTTTATTGCCGAATTTTTCTTCTAAATAACTTCCTAATGCTCCAGTTAAGGTTGCATTCTTTTTCTTTTTTTTAGCCATTATATCGCCTCACTATACAACTTTAGATTTGCCATTATATTTTTTATAAGTTCTAGAACCACCTTCCCAATACCATTGTGTACCATCTGGTGTTTTCCATACATTTTGCGTATTAACATTACCTGTTTTTGTATTTGTTACCATTATTGTTTTACCTGTTTTAGATACTGCTCCATAGCCATCAATTCCTTTTGGTTGATATCCATTACTAAAATATCCATACGAACTACCAGATGAACCACTTCCATCTGTCAATTCATAATTACTAGATGAACCATATTGTGCATTCCATCTCGCTTGGGAATTTGCTTCTTGTTGTTTTTGAAATGCTAAACTTTCATTATATTGTCTTACTGATTCTTGGAATTCTCTATCTTTATTCATTTGGTCTAATACTGCTTGCCATTTATTTTGATAAGTATTTTCTATTGTTTGTTGTGTATTTAATTGGCTTTCTAATAAAGAATTTTTGTATTGAAAACCTTGAAGTCCTAATTCTAATTGTTTTTGCAAAGCATTATATGCTATCTCTGCCAAAGCACTATTATTTTGAAGTTGAGCATCTTTTATTCCATTGTTATAATTTAATATAGACCTATCAAAACTATCTCTTGCAATTGCTACTCTATTTTGATATGTATTATACATACTTACTTTTGAACTTTCACTATATCCACTATTTGATAACCCTGAACTTGCCATTTGTTCTGCATTTACACCATAATCATTCGTTTGTTTTTGATAATCCGCATATGCACCTTTTTGTTCTTTTGTATAGTCTTTTTCTGTTTGCTCTTTTTGTTGTTCTATTTTTTCAATTGCAAAATCAGTATTAGCCTGTTGTATTTCTTGTTGCTTAGTTGCATAATCTTTTGAAGCTTGAATCTGGTCTTGATAATACTTATCTGAATTATTTATCATAGTATTATAAGTATTATTTGCATTATCTAATGCTGATTGCTTCTCTGATTCTACTTGCTTAAATCTTTGATCATTATAATCAATATTCATTTGTTATCACCTCTTTACATAACTTCCTATGTAGGATTCTAAAGTTCCTGAATAAAGAAAAAATCTAGTTTTTGAACTAAATTTTAATTGTATGCTTTTCCATTTTTTCTTTTTTATTCTTGCTACTATAAATCCTTTGATATTTTTATAATCGTTTATTTTTTCAAATACTCCGTTATTTATTTTTGTTGATATAGTTATATCTCCTTCAACATCAATTACACAACCTTTTTTATTTGTTGTTTTTTGATACTGAGGATAATTAAATTCATCTTCTAAAGTTGTCCAATATGAAATTAAATTATCTGTTTTAGTCAATGAATATATTTTATTATCTAAACATAAATAAAGTATTCCATTTTTTACTTGAGCATATGTAATATTACCTTCCATTTCCCAATAAAACCATTCATATTCGATATGGTCATTAATCTGACATTTTTCTCTACTATCTGCTAAATAGATTTTATTATTTACAATAACAAGTAAATATCCTTGCCATTCAATTAATTGTAAATCTTCATAATTTTTTTCTCTTAATAATCTAGAATCTATTAAACTACTTCTATGTCTTACTACTTGTTCAGATGTAACATCTGAACTTATTCCTTCCATTCCTCTATCACTGAAGAATACAATATCATCATTAAAATTTATTCCTGTTGAAACACAACCTATACTTATTGATGAATGGGATGAAGGATATGTTTTTCCATATTCACTATCTATTGTAGGATTATGATAATATATTGTTGTATTTGCTTGTGATGGTTCTTTTAAAACCCATAATGCATTGTTACCGCTTATCATTGCTTTTACTGATGCTATATCTAATCCTTCATTATAATAATCTAAATCGCTTATATATCTTGGATTATTTAAACTACTATGAAAAATAGTACTTGGATAATCTTGATTACCACTAAAAAATATTCTGTTATCAAATACTTCTAATAAAGTACATTTATTTATTCTATTAGCATAACCACTTACATGTTTTTTAAATTGAATTATTACATTATCTTTTCCATCTGTTAAAGGTTTCTCCGGTGCAGTTGTAAATTCTATATAACCTTCTGCTGGATAACTTTTAAATGCTGTTGTATTTTTTCCATTTATTGTTACAACTGGTGCATAATCTCCATCAAAAGTTTCAACATCTAAATAATATTTTGTTTCTTTACCATCAGCACAAAAACTATTTTTTCTATAATCACTTAATAAATTTATGTCTTCGTATGTTGTACCTCCACCTAATGGATTTCTACTTATTGTTGTTGTAGGTATATAACCTATTACCTTTTTACAAGTTTCTCCATTATATTCTAAATAATTTATTCCATCTTTTAAAAAGAATATATTACTATATACAAAAGATTGTGATTTTATTGGATTCATTCCTTCAAAAATAGCTTTCTTTTCTTCCTTATAAACATCATATAATTTAGTTCCACAATGGACAATCATATGACTTTCTTGATTTATTTCATAAAAAAAGATGCCAAATATAGTATTATCAAATTCACTCAATAATTCTAATGTTGGTCTTGTTTCTATACATCTTCCATTTGAACCACTATAATTTCTCCATACATTTAAAGCATCTGGACTTCTATACAAAGATACTTCATCTTTTCTATTACTAAAATCTACACCTTTAAAGTTTTTATAATTTCTTGTTGTTAAACTTCCACTTATTTGAGTACTAGACATTTATACCACCATCAATAAAAAAACTACTCATTGTATTTCTTGGGTCTAGACCTTGTAGCATTGACTCATATCTTTTTGAATAAATTTGTCCATAATTGCTTGAAACATCACTTTTAAGCAAATCACCTGCTACACCATACGGCATTATTTCAAGTGCATCATTTGTAAGTTCAAATTTATAATTATCAGGTGTATCATTATTTATTTGTATTGGATATTTATAATAAAGTATTTTTGCCGTTCCATCTTCATTAAAAATTATAGTATCACCTAATTGTTCATAATCTACATCTTTTATTATATTTAATTGATAAATGTTCTCATCTATATCTGTAAGTGTCATTATATCATCTTTTTTTACTTCTTTTGTGATTAATGCATTAATTTTTTTATATCTGCATATTTCATTTTGAATTTGATTTATTACACTATTCATTTTAGTTGCCAAATCATTATCTTCAGTTAAATCATCCGAATCTTCATTATATTCTTCTATTAAAGAATATGTTTTAATTTTCATTTCCTCTAATGTCATAATCTTCACCATCCAATGCTTCTGCTAATCCTTTATAATCGTTTATAGCAGTTTCTATTGTTCCTATTGGTTGTGCTGGTAAAAACCAGCCTCTATTTTCTCCCTCAAACAAGAGAATTTCACCTTCTTCTAAATTTATTGTTAGTTCACTCTTTGTTGTGTATTTATCTGTTACAATTTCTTGTTTTGTTGTTAATTTTAAATTTTCTAATTTTTGCTCTACTTTCTCATTTTTATAATCAAATTTACTTTCTTTGCTAACTACCATTCCTTCGTATGGTGTTAAATCTGGTCTTAAAACATAATATTTCATATTTTCCTCTCTCTTCTGCCTATTAATGGAGTTGCACCATTCAATACTACTATAGACATATAAAAAGGCTTAATAGCCTTTATTTTAGTTAATTATTAGGCTGGGATTTTTACTGCTTGTAATTCATCTTGAGCGATTATTTTTATACCATATGTATCAAGTCCACGAACGCCATCAGCGAAAGCACCTTCACGTCTTAATGCTTCTACTTCATTAATTTGTCCAGCGAAAGCAATTGCATTCTTTGTACGAAGCATACAATATTTATTTGTACCATCATTGTAAATAGCATTAGACATAACTACTTCTGCATTATTATACATACCTACAATACCTTTACGAATTAATTCAGGATTATTTGTTGATAATTCTATTATATTATTCTTAAATGTTGAATAAGTTGCAGGGTCAATTTCTACTCTTATACCAAAATCACAATTTCTTAAGTTTAATTCTACAAAAGCATCATCAATTGCAGTTTTTATTCCTGCTTGTGTTTTAGCAGTTGCAGTTGTAATGTTTGTAGCACCTTCCTTATAATTTCCTTTTGTAATTTCGAAGTAGTTAGTTAAACCATCTTTTGTTGGTTTTGCAACTCTTTTATAGTATGTATCTCCATTTGAATTTGTTTTAGCAATAAAGTAGTCTTTAAATGTTTTAACATCTGTATCAGTTGTTTTTGTATATGTAGCACTTTCTTCATCAATAGTACTTATACATTTACCTGCTACTAATCTTCCTATGTTAATATCTCTTCTTTGTGCTAATCTATTACTTGATTTTTCTTGGTATTTTTCTGGTAGACCTGGTACTGATTGTGCTTTATCAATATCTTTAACATTAAATGCAAAGTATTCAGCAAAATCAATAACAAGGTTTTGTCCTTTGTCTGCCATATCTTCATAATCTACTTCGCCATGATATCCACTAATTGTTGGATCTCCTACTCCTAGAATAACAACTGTTTTAGCAAATTTACAATCTCCCTCATAATCTCTTGTACAATAATCAACTAATTTTGTTTTCATTTCCAAACTATCTTGAATTTTTTTAGACCATATAGTTTGAATAAAGTTTTTTACTGCCATTTTTATCACTTTCCTTTCTTATTTTAGGAAGTTTTACCATTTCATCATTGAACGTTCAATTGCTTTCATTAACTCTGGATTTTTATCTAAATCCTCTTTAGTAAATTTAGATGCTTCATCAAAAGTATAAAATTCCTTTACTTGTTCTTTATCATTAGATTCATTCTTCATACTTCCTATTGTTTCAACCTCTGGCTTAGGTTTAAATTGTAAATACATTTCGTATTTATCTTTTATTGACATACTAGGATTTAAGTTCTTTTCAAATTTTATAAATTCAGAATCATTTAATGCTTCTGCTTTTACTCCAATTGACGCAAGTTCTTTTATTCCTATTTGTCTTTTTCTTTCTTCAGCAATTTTAGTAAAGATTGTTTTATCTCTTTCGGTTGCTGTTCCGTTTTCAATTAATTTTGCAAGTCTATCAGTTTCTTCAGAAATTTCATCAAATCCTCCAGAAATAATATCCTCTGCTTCTGCATTTGCTAATAATTCTTCTTCTCTTTTTGAGTATTTAGGTGTATTTACTTTAATACCCTTCTTCTCATAAAAAGATTGCAAACTATCTACTGCATCATCAAATGAATCAGTTTCTAAACCTGCTTTTAAAAGTTCTTCAACCTTTCCATATTTTTTTTCATACTCTTCTCTGATTTTAGTTTCTTTTCGATATAATTTTTTCTTTACAATCTCATTTACTTCATCATCAGTGTAAGTTCTTATTGGTGCTTTTTCTTCTTCGACTATCTCTTCAGAGGTATCACCATTACCATCAACTATTTCTTCTGTTGTTTGTTCTTCAACATTTTCAGTATTATCTTCTAATACAAGTTCTTCATTATTTTCCATAATAAAATCCTCCCTATTTTTTTGAGTTTGCTTCTCATATTTCCATATCTTTTACCCTCATAAATGCTTGGAGCATATAAAAACACCTATTCAGTAGGTGTTTCTTCCATATTTTGTGCATCTGCTATTTGTGATGCTTGTTGCTCTACATCACCATTGATGAATTGATTTGCTCTTTGTTGCATTATTTGTGCTTGAGCATTTATTTGAGCAATCTTTCTTTGCTCTTCTTCTTCAATTTCTATTGCTTTTAGAATATCTTGTTTTGGTGCAATAGCATCATCTGGTAATATTTTTGCATATACTTTTAATTCTCCCAATTTTTGTGGATTAAAGTACCCTGCTTTTAAAAAGTTTTCAAGAGTTAATTCTCTAGCATATTTATCATATGAACTTTTTGGTGTTATATCAACTTTAACTGTACCTTTCAAGTTTTCTAAAACTGATGATGGAATATCTACTAATTCTGTATATTCTTCTCCTGTTTCTGGATCAGTTTTATCTTCCTCAAGTTTCATTCCATCTTGTGAATATGTAACCCACATATCAAGCCATATTCTAGCAAGGTCTTCTATAAACATTTTTAAACCTGTTAATTGTTTAGTCATAGGTTGTTGTGATGCTTGTTGTACTGCCAAAATTGCTTTACCAGATGCTTCAGTTGGATTAACTCCACCAGTTGCTATATCACTTGAATTTTTTAATTCTCTTGTTATACTTATTAAATCGCTTATAGTTTTTGCAACATCCGAACTCATTTGTGCAGGTGCAATTGTCGTAAAGATTTTTCTTACATCTTCAACATTTGAACCATTAACTTTAACTGTTGCTCCTACTTTGTTAATAGAACTAGGATTTTGTATTTTTTCTATTGCAACAACTTTCGTTGGATAAGCATTTTGTTTAACACTTAATAACATTCTAGCTAGAGTCTTGTTTAATTCTAATTGGTTAGGAATTAAGAATCTTACTTCTCCTTCACCTCGAGCACTACCTTTTCTTGTTTTCCAAGGAAAATGTGCTATTGGATATAACGACAATCCAGAATTAATGTTTTCTCTTATAATTACATATTTAGTTGATTCGCTAAACATTATTTTTTTATTTTCTTTCCACATCTTTACTACAATCGTACATTTTTTATCATTTTCTTGTTTTGCATCTTTTCCTGCCTCTTCAAAACAATCATTATCACCAACAATTGCTTTTATTTTTTCATCTGATAAACCTTTCTTTCTAGCAAATTCTTGTGCTTCTATTACAGGTACTCTACGACTAATAATAATCCATGGTTGTGACTGAATATCACTTGAATTTTCATTACCATATTGAATATCATTTTTAGATAAGATTTCGTTTTTAGGTTCTTGTATTTCATCATCATAATCTACATACATTACACCTTCATCATTAACTGCACTATCTTCGCTTATTTCTCTTACTTTATAATCCATTTGATCCTTTTCCCAAACTTTTCCAGCCTTTTTATTAAGTAATTTGCAAGTTTCTTCTGCAGTTTTTCTAAAATCTCTATTTTCAAAGTTTTCACTTGAATAATTTATTCCCCACAAATTTTGATTTATAGTGCTAACTTTATAATTTATTATTGTTTCAATAAAATTATATTGTGCTTGTTCTATACCTTCAATTTTTGCGCCTTCCCATTGATTCCCTGAATACATACGATAGTTTCTGTCTGTATCAGTAAAAACAGAATTCATTCGCATAAAATCTTTGCCATGAGTATATAAATCCCATATATCAGTAGTTTTTAATTCTTCTAAATCCATTTATATCACCTCGGTATGTCTTTTTGTCCTATCGATGTTCCATCATAAACATCAATGTTATGAGAAATAGTTTCCATAATTTCTTGATTTTTATCTTCCTCTTTTTTTTGAAAATGATTTTCTATTTTTTGAATAGGTGATTCTATCTGAATAGGTTCATTTTTTACAACCATTTGTCCTATTTTTGCACCTAAAAAAAAGCATATTATGTTAAATATGCTTGATGTAACTATTATTAATACTGTCATTATTTATCACCTTTTTTAGATTTTTTTGGTTTACTTTCCTCAACTATATCACTAACAACACTATCAATTGTTCTTTTTTGTTCATCTGCTAATTCTACAATTGCATTTGCTACTACTTGTACTGTTTCTTCAGTTATTTTATATTTTTCTCTGTATACTTTCTTTTTCATATTTCCTCCTATATTACTGTTATTTCCTCGCCATAATCTTCTTTTGTTTCATATTTTTTATTCCAATGAAATTCTGGATATGGTGTTAATGGTTCTTCACTGAATATAACTTGCTCTCTTGTTTGATGTGCTATTGCAAGTCCCATCATCTGATCATCGTGTCCACCTTCAGGAGCCTCTATTCTTCCTTTTTCATTTTTAACTATCTTTAATAATTCTCTCAATGTGTCTTCATCATTGATTGAATCTATATCTTCTCTTATTATTTGTGTTAATCTTGATAATATAACTGGTCTTGTTATTGATGTTGTTCTAAATCCATATTTCTTTTCTAACTTTCCAGTATAATCATCCATTTTCTCTCTTACATACATATTGGTATATCCTAATCTTTCAAGTTCCATTATCGGATAACTATCAAAATTAGATTCAATACCTATTAACGCATTCTTATAATATTTGCCTAAACAATACATTTGCTTTGCATACAAATCTGAATCAAATTCATTTTTAAAATTTGCTACTTGTATTCCTGTTTTTGCATCTAATACATGAGCAGTGAAATAGTCACTACCATCACCTGCAGTATCTCCACCGATGCAATATTTTGTCATTGTTGGACTATTTGGTAATTGATATATTCTTATATAACCATTTCTGTCATTAACCCATTTTATATTAGACATTTTTTTATCTTTAGGTTTATCATCATCATAATCATAAGTAAAATATCCTACTTTTAATGGTTTTTTTATTTGTTTTAATCTAGCAAGTATTATTTCAGTATCAAATGCAGGTTTACCTGATAATAAAAATGCTTCTTCTGGTGCACATGGATACTCTTGTTTAATTAAATCTTTATCTATATATCCTTTATATTTTTTGTAATACCAATAAAGTTGATTATCATTTAGTTTAACATCATTTTTTAGCCATTTTAATCTTGTATATATCCAGTCACTTTTTGTATCAATATTATTTATAAATTCATTATGTATATCCTCACTTTCAAAATTCAATACATATTCTTTTGTTCTCCACCACTCAAAGAAACAATTTATATGCTCGTTACTTTCCCACATAGTCTGGTAATCATTGAATCCATTTGCGGTTGATTCATATATTTTTATACAATTCTTTGTAAATGCTTCTCCAAGCGCTGCCTGAATAGGTGCTATACCATCTTTCCAAAATGCACATTCTGATCCGTGAAAGAAATTTATTGTTCTTGAACGACCTACATCTTTTGTTGCAGTATCAACTGCCCAACTACTATTAATCTTTTCGAATAATAATTGTTTTCTATTATTAAACTTTTCAGTAGGTTTTAATATGTCTGGAAGTTGTGAGTACGGATATTTTGCTTTATTTTGAAATATAGCCTCTGAATTATCACTCTTATCTGCTAATGTAAATCCTTGAAAGTTTCTGTTTAACAAACTACAGGATAATTGATATGCAGTTACAACAGTTGTAAATCCTTGTTGCCTACCTTTTAATATCAAAATAGATATGTTTGTTATTAATCCTTTTTTATAATCTTCTTTTGCTTTATTTAATATATTGATAAACTCTTTTTGCACATCATTTAAAAAAAATGGTTTTGTTGTTTGATCCTTATCTACAACTATGAATACTAATTCTATTAATTTTTCTGGATTCTTTTTTACTTCATTTAATAAATCTATATCATTGTATAATTGATTTGCTATTGCTTCTCTTAATTGTTTATCATAATCTATGTCATGAAGTTCTTCCCATTTTTCTTTTCTTTTATTTATTAAATAATCTGCTGTGTACTTCATAATAAATCTTCTAACTTTTTAACATCTATTTTCCCATCTAAAATGGTTTTATATTCTCCAGTCATTTTATTTAAAGTATCTATTGCTTTTAGTTTTGTATTTAAATCTGCATTTTTCATATATAATGTTTCATCACTACCATCTGGTAATTTTATTTTTATTTCTTCTCTTTGTATATCTTTTATTACTTCTGATAACCATTTCATACGTTCTTTAGCAGTCATTATTGTTTCATCTTCTATTTTTTCTTGTAATTCTTGTATATAATTTTGTATGTTAGCATTTGTTAGCAATCTACTAGCATTTACTTTTGCTGTATCTTCTTTCTTACAAGTCTTATATGCTTTTAAATATGCTTGTGTCCCATTTAATCCATTTTTAACATATTCTTGACAAAATGTGATTTGTTTGTTGTTCATTTTTTCTTCTTTCATAGTTTTTCTCCTCCTCTTCACATTTTCTTGCCCTTGGACATTCTTTACAATGATATATCATGCATAATTTTAAATTTTCCTTTTTCTTCTTCATATTATTTTCCTCAATAAAAAAACAACCTTGAATGGTTGTTAATATACTATTGGTTGCCCTTCTAGGGTTCGAACCTAGACTCTTTGCATTCAAAGTGCAATGTGTTACCAATTCCACCAAAGGGCAATATCTTTAATAGATACTGTACTAATGATATTACCGCCTTCTATTCCTACTAGCTAGATTTAAAATAGTTGCATATTTAAGAATATCATCAGTACACTACCTACTAGAGATAGTTTGACCTTTTCATATTAGTATGAAATACTGACAGTTACCAAACTGACAAATCACCTAAACTCATTCAGCCAACTTCGTTGTGCTTGGTCTAGCAAGGCGGGCTGTTTTGCCTAGTGCTTTTTTACCTATATGCACGCATACTCTAGGAACTATAAGTCCTAAAACTTTCTAGTTATTATTTATAAGCACCATATCAAGTAAATATATCTCCCTTTTATCAAGAACAAAGTACACGTACTTAACATATATGCTCTTTGCAAAGATTTAGAGTTGGTGATAAAAGTCTTTTTGCCTTTAATTGCGAACCATTTTCTCAACATATATGTATATTTACTCAATATGCTACTTACAAAAAGTAGCACAATAATTTAAAAGGAGTTGCACGGGACTTTGTATTATCCCATGCTACCATTTTAACATAATCAAACGGACATCGAACGGACATTTTTATTTTCTATCTCATTATTTCTTTTTCCTGTTATTTTTGAATATATTCTTCTACATTGCCTTTCACTATAACCTGTTAATTGTGCAATTTTCCACCACTCACGAGGTTTTCCTCTATGTTCTTGTATATATTTTTTATCGTTTCTTAATTCATAAACTTTTTGCTTCAATGGTTCATATTCTCCAATTCTTTTTAGTTCACTTTCTACATAATTACTTAATGAAATTAAATAATCATTTAAATGGTCTATCCACCATTCGATGTCTTCATCTTCGCATTTATACACATACTTGAAGAACTTTTCTTCTCTTGTCATACTTCCATCTACTCTATCAGTATTTGGATCTGCTATTTTTGGCTGTGTTTTATTAAATAATAAATTCTTTCTATCTATGTATAAATTTAATAAATTTGTTATTCTATTTATTTCATTGTTCGCTTCTTTTATTGAAAATTCAAATTTTTCCATTTTTCCCCTCTTTTCCAAACTTTATATAATACTTTAACAATTCATTTGATATACTTTCATATCTTTTTTTCAATTGTTCGTACTTTATTCTTAATTCTATGAGTTCATTCTTTTTTTCTTCATATAGTTTTTTATAATCCATATATTACCTCTTTTATTCTTTATTCTCCCACCTTATAACTTATCTGTTCCATTTGTTCTTTTGTTACTATTGTTTCAATATTATTTATAAATGATTTTTTAGTAATACTCTCTTGATAAAATTCTCCATCGCCATCAAAACTTTGAACATATAAAAAATCTAATTCTTCATCATAATAAACTTTTTGACCATTAACATAATCCCCCTTTTCCAAAATATCAATTATGTTATAACTGGCTTTAATTATATCTTCTATGTTTGCAAAAGTTCCATTGCTTAAAGGAATACATAATAATTTTTCCATATAAGCATTTGTTGTATCATAATATTTGTATTGAGAAATATAACCATCTTTAGTTCGTACATACATTCCAACTTCTAATTTCATTATTTGCCTCCTAAATTCATATAGCATATTTCTTTATCAGATATTATAAATAGTAATGGAAACACTATATTAATTAATGCTAATACTTCAAAATCTTTATATTTAAAAGAAATTAAAATACCTATTGGAATTGATAATATAAACCATATTAATAGTATATATGCTTTTATTTTCTTCATTATTTATCATCTCCTATTATTTCTTTATATTTTTGTAAAATTTCTTTATATACTTTCATTTCTTTGTTGGAATTGAACAATAAATCAGAGACTGCTTCGCAACTATGTATTTCATCTTCTAAATAATTTATAAACTCTTTTTGTTGTTTTATCATATTACATACTTTTAATTGATTTAACTGCATATTTTCAAATGCTCTTTTATTTTGATTATCTAAATCTTTTATATCTTTTTGATATTCTTCAAGTTGTTTTTTTAATTCTTGATTTTCTTTTAATAAAGATTTTACAGTTTGACAATCTGCTTTTTCTCCAACTAATGAATTAAAAATTATTATTGCTTCTTCATTATTGATATCATTATGAACTGATTCACCACTTATACTATCTACGCTCAAACAAGCTATGTTTCCAGTTAAATATCTAAAATCTATTTTTAAATCTTTTTGTTTCATTATTCCACCTCTTTCCTAAATAATGATTTTTGCTATTTCATCATATCCATCTATTAAATCGTGAACATCATCTAATCTCCAGTCACTATTTTCAACTATTCCTCTAATTTTTTCTATTTTTTCTTTTAATTCTTGATTTTCTTTTATTAATAAATCAATACATCTAGCATTTTCACCGTAGCAATTGCCTAAAAAATAAATCTCACCATTTTCTACTTTTGCAACAGTTAAGCCAATCCCATCTTCTCCATTTTCATCTACACCTATCGTATATTTATCAATGTCGTAAGTATATTCTTTATCATTCATTTACACATCACTCTCTACTTTCTCTAACTCATAAACTTTTCTATTTAATAATTCAATATCTTTAAAGCTACAAGCATAATCTGTTTTAATATTAACTAACCAGTAATCATTTTCTTCGACTTCAATGCCATCTTCTGAAAAAAATAGACCTTCATTTTCTTTAAAATCTTCATATGTACCAAACCATCTTTCAAGATAATCTTTTAAAGGATGATAATTACTCTTTAATATTTTAATAAGTTCATCATACGTAAATAATAAACAATTAAATCCAAAAGCTTCTTTATTGTCTAATCTCCTTAAAAGTTTTAAATATTGGTCTTGTTGATATTTAATAGTGTTATCACGCATTTCAATTGTATTATTAAGTCTGTCTACTTCGTCTTGTTGTAGATTTACTTTTTTAACAACTATTTCTCTATTCATTACTATCACTTCCTTGTTCTAACTCTACAACTTGTAATCCCTGCCATCTGTCTAAACTATCAAACTCTTCTTCTGTTGCTTCTAAATGCTTCTTTTTGATATGCTCCATT